TGTATTTGCATAATACTGTATTACATCACCTATTTGGAATTGACTACCTTGATCGTCCATTGTAAATAGAGCGCTAGTTGCACAATCTTCAATAGTATAAACACTTGGAGGAGGTGGGCCAATTAAACAATCGCCTGGTTGAGTACATGCATTACCTTGATCGGTAATTGTAACTGCAGTACCTGAAGTTTTTACAACCGAACCAACTTCTGCACAATACGAGCTTGTAGTACCAGGTTTAACTGTCCAAACATATGAAATTCCATTAAAAGTATAAGTACCTTGTGCTACTGTTATACCTCCATTTCCAATTAAGTGACAGTTTTGTGCAGGTGGTGGTGTTACACCGTTACAAGCATTACAGTCTTCATATAAAAGTGAACTAGTATATGTAACAGTTCCAAGAACTTTAGTATTTGAAATTATCGTACCACAACCAGGTCCTGGTGTAATATCTATAATAGAACCTAATGCTAATTGTACTGGAGATACTATAGCATCATTAAATAAACCATCACAACTTTTAAAGATATACCTAAAAGTAGGAGGTCCTAAACATGTGTCACAATCTGCATATATTGCTGTAACATCAGTATCATGTACACTTGTTGAATCACCGATTACTACGTAACAACCTGCAGCTCCAGCGAGACTTAATTCTACTACATTTCCAGGTACAAGAGTAGCTCCAGTTCTACTAGCATAATAAGTATCTCCTGCGCCTCCACATTCTTCTACTTCATAAGATAATGGAGTTCCACCGCCATTACATGCTGCACATGATACATTTAATGCATCTATTGTATATAGAGGTGTGTCAGTACTTACAGCCTGAACGTAATAACATCCTTGTCTTTCGTTAAGTGTAACTGTTTGGTTAATTGGTAATTGTGATATAGAACTAGCAATATACGTAGCCGAACTAGATTGAGTACAATTGTTTAAGTGTTCTCTAAGCTGATATACAATTAATTCTGTTTGACATGTTAGATCTACAGAGTAAACATCTGATTGACATCCGTTAACGTCTTCTACATAGTACTGATAATTACCAGGACATAAGCCAGTTCTATCTTCGCCAGCATAAGCATCAGACCATGTTACAGTGTAAGGTCCTCCTGCTCCACCTGCTGGTGTTACATCGATTTCACCATTACAAGGCGTAGTACAGTCTGTAGGATCGACGGTAGTATGTGTACTAGTTACTGGCGACGCTGTACTTGCAGGTACGCTAACTTGTACTACTGCAACTCTACCAAGTGAATCAGTTACTGTAAGTGTATCAACACCTACTGGTGCAGTTATTGTAAAAGTAAATGGTGCACTACCTGTAGGGTTTACAGTACCTTGAGCTCCACTCACATCCAGCTCCCACGTGAACGCTGGCGTACCTTCAGTTGTTATTTGTATTTCACCCTCTTGACCAAGACAAGATGTATTAGAGGCCACTACAGAGAAACCATCTAATGGCTCGTCTAACCATATAGGTCTCTGATCATTAAGAGTAATTAGTTGACATGTTACTACAGTCTCAGCACCTACTTGTGCATCTATAATCTTTTCAGGTCTATAGTACTTACCGTTTACAAAGATAACATCATCGAATGTAAGATCTTGTAGATCTGTATTGTCTAAGATAAATTTAGCGGTTAGTCTTCTACTAGACTTATTATATAGTGATGAAATATAACGTGACCAGTATTCATCGAATAGAGTACTACCTTGGTCAAAGTAACCTATACCCGGCGATGGGTTAATATAATATCTAGTGTCGTTAGAGAAATTTAAGTTTAACGATGTCTGTTGTACTGGCCAGTTCTCATAAGGACTAACTAGTGGATAGTTTGTTTGTACTGTTGCAACGCCATTATCATCTAGGTACCATTCATGTTGACTAACTGTAATAGGTATCTTACCATTATAGAATAAGAATCTAGTTTTAGGTTTAAGAGGTAACTGTTCTGGTCTAGATGGATTCGAACTGGTCTGTTCACCTGTTACTTCTACAATACTTGGTATGATAAATGTAGGCTCTGGATGATTACCAGTAGTATCTAAGATTTGATCTATTGGTGTTGGTGCAATACCTTTTACATCTATCTTACGAGTACCTTTTAGTAACTCATTAGTGGAATTAAACTGTAACCAACCATAAGGGTGTTTGTTATTATCGAAGTGGAATTTATTAATGAAATCCTCATCTTGTGCAAAAGAGTATTCTATCGTAGCCGACTGTGTATTAAACAGAGGCTCTAAGACAGAGTCCATATCTTCTTGTAGTTTATGAGACCAGTCATAAGTTGTACCACTACCGATGAACTCTTGCCATGGTTCTATGATAAAGTTATTAGGTCTTTTATTATCAGGTTGCATTACTAACCTAAACATAGTAAGGATGTCTTTAACGTAGTCTATTTGTTTATGTTCACAATCTAAATCTAGAGGCGCATAGTAATCACCAGGTGCTGCGGTACAATCCCAATAAGTATTATCAGCGTATGAATAATCTACGAAAGCACTTGACGTATCTAAGTAAACTTGAATAATCTCTCCTGTTTGTAGCTGATCCGCAGCAGGTATGTTACGTGAATCAAAGTTAATTGTTGAAGTGCTTCCACCACCTGCATTATTACCAGTTGCTAGAGTTCTTTGAATAGTTCCACCTGGTGTATTAACAACGACTAGTCTTAGAAAGGCAGGTACGGTAGTATTAGGTCCATTTGAATTCTCTACTTCTGCGTTAAGTTCTGCACTACATTGCATGACATAAAAGTTACCTCCTAGAGTTGAAGGACCAGGACATGTAAAGTAACTACCATTACCACCTGAACTAACATTAGAAGCACCTACTGTAAAGTTACCTGCTATATTAGTAATAACATTATCGTTATACATAAATGCATTAACATCATTCTCACCATTAGTAGGGTTGTTAGACTCAAAGTTAGTTCCAGTTACTTGATCGATCTCCATACCAATCTGTTCGTTGTTACCAAAGGCACTAATGTACATTTGGTGGAACTTATCAGAGTTTAAGAATGTAGATGAATAAGTATAACCAACATCTTCAAAGATTTGATCTAAGACTCTCTTAGCTCTAAACATTGGCTTCATTCTTGTTGGAGTCAGCGAGTTAGCTGTGTGTGTAAATGATCTAATACCATTACCTGCTCCACCTAAGGCTATTGTACCCTGATCAGGATCTCCATCATCATAAGTATTACCATGATCTATAAGTGGCATGATGATATCGCCATCGGCATAACCTGCAGTTATAGATGCAGTTTCAGGAAATGCTAGCCAACTCTGTGTTATATCAGTATATGTAAATGGTCCTGTAAAATCAGCGGCGTTAGTGTAATTCTGTGGTAGGCCAACCCAACTAAAGTCTGTCATTGTTAATTGACATAGAGTCTTCTCAGCAATCGTACTACTAAAGTCTCTGGTCTCACCTAAGAATAAGAGTTCGTAATCTATACGATCTAGGTCTTGATTCCTAAAGATCTTCTGTAGTCTAATGTGTCCCTCTCTAAACTCTGCTCCATCTACTAAGATCTCTGCATAGTTCTTTAGGGTTACATCAAAATCAATTCCGTCTACCTCATACGCATTCTCAAAGAAGTCGTTGTTATGTCTAGTAGCAGGAACTCTAAAGGTCTTAGAGAATACTGAAGTAGCATCAGCCTGTGTAATGTCTTCAATAGACAGAGTCAACTTAATTGGCTCAGTGTCATATAGATCTAAGAAGAGAGCTGTACTACTATCTCCTTTTGTTTTGTAAACCTTAAGTTGTATCATGTCTTATCCTCTTTGTGATTTGATATTGTTAGCTAACTTATAGTTAACTGTATATTGGAATAACCTGTCTTTTCTATAAGTCTTCTCAGTGTATGAACTACTAATAAGATTAATAGGTAACCACTGGTTTGCGTATTCACCGGTAGAGAACCTTACATTAACTTGTGGCGATCTAAACATATACTCTAGGTTAGCCGCTTCCTCGTCATTCATATACCCTGATGTAGCAGTCCAGTCTTCTTTAATAGTCTGTGAGTAGGTTGTGAACCCTCTTGATTGCTTATCAACAATATATCTAGTGTCATTGTAATCGGCCGCTTCTTTAAGAAAGTTATTCTTCTTAGTATTTATCTTCTTCTCATTTCTCTTAGTAAAGGTGAATTGATCTCTGAAGCCCTCTGAGTTTAACCAGGCAAACTGTACATGTGGATAATCATTACATGGCTTCTCTAAGATGTTATACCTCTGTGTTCTCCATGCTGACTCATTCATCACATTAGCCTGTGCTTGTGGATCTGGAGAACATGAACTAGGTGAGTATAAGACTGGCACTATATAATAGTGAGTAGTCGTTGACATTAGATTACCTAGTGGAAAGTTAGCAGGTCCTGTTGCAAGTGTGATTACATTAAAGTTACCAGATGGTATGAGTCCCTGTCCTAATGATATATTAGGTCCACCTCCACTCGATTGAGTATTAGGCAAGAAGTTAGTACCCTGTATATTACCTGCAGCATTACATTGCAGTATCCAAAAACCCTCGATGCCCTGTACCGCTGTGTTAGGTGCATAGGGTGATGAGATTCTAAATGGGGTCTGCCAAAAGGATTTGGTGCACTGATCATCACTATAAACATTGTGAACATCAATACCACCTGGTGAAGAGTAACCTCCGTTGGCCGTAAGGAAGTCATCTCCTGTATCTTGATCAGAGATAGTCCATGTGTTATCTGAGAGTGGTCTAGCCCAATAGTTAATATCGGTACATCCACTTGCATCAGCATCTACAATAGGTATAAACTCTGCGCCTTCATCATAGGGTACTTGCCAATACTCTTTACTACCTCCGAGTGTTGTGTAAATAATAGGTGACACTTCAAACGGTGCATCTAATTGCCCGTTAGTCTCTGTGGTATATGCAATCTGGTATTGTACTAGTTCTCCGTTGGCTATCTGCATTCTTGTATTCTGTGCTGCAAATCCACTAGAGACATAGTGTAGTCCATCTACATTATTAATAGTAGGTTGTACCTGTGTCTGTAAGATATTCTGTATATCAAAGATAGCTACTGCATATCTATTAGGCGATTGTCTAATATCTGCGATCGGTGTCGTCTGACCCACTACAGTGACCTGTAAGGCATACTTTTGTTGTGAAGGTGTAATACCATTAAGTGTAATAGTATTTGCACCATAGGCCATATCAAATGGTCTGTACGGGGTTTGTGATGTTGTTATTGCCATAGTTTTAGAAGTCTGCGGTAAAGTCTGCTATACCGTCTGTTATTGTATTTGTTATTGTATCATAGTTAAAGAAGGTCTGTGGTCTTAGCCCGAACCTTCTCTTAGTAAATGAATAGCGATCACCGACTCTAGGTGGCAGTAAGCCAAATGGAACTGGTAAGCCTCTGTCGTCATCGGTACCCTTTACACCGTAGTTCTGAAACATACCATAGTATAACATGTCAAAGCTAAGCTCGGTCCCATTGATCTCATAGCCAATAGAGTTACGCAAGGCGCCAGTGTCTACCGGTGCTCTACGTTTCATCTCAGCTACAATAGGCTCTGCTATCTCAGTCAATAAGGACTGAGGGTCTGAGAGTTCTTGGCCAAGCATCCCTAAGTCTGCTACTAGTTCATCTACTGTCATATTGCTTTATATGTTATTTGTCCACTAATACCTTTAAAGTACAAGTTAATACCAGGAGTCCATGTGTTGTTAACTGTAATTACAGGACCACCTACTGCACTATTAGTATTTGTATGTTGATTAACCGGTATTACAAATGGTGCTGTGGTAGTAATAGTAAATTGATCGCCGGCTAAAGGACCTTGAGGTACTGATGGTGGCATGCCTGTTACTGCAGTTATTGTAGGCCAAACAGTAGTGTTTGCAAATGAGCCATCGTAAAAACTTAGAGTTACTGTACTAAAATCAAATGCTGCTGGAAAGTCTTGTGTACACTCTATTGTCATGCTAAATTCTACTTCTGCCTTTAAGTCTGTGTATAATGTATTATAGAAATACCCTTGACCAACGGTAGTGCTCGACTTATTAGGGTTAAACGCTACTTGTCCTGGAATTGTAAAATCTATAGGTCTTATACTAGTAGTCTCTAATGAGTCTATAACCTTTGTAGCAAATGGAGGAAAGCCTCCTGTTGTAAAGTCAGCGTCTGGTACTATGTTGTATTGTACGAATATTTCACCTGGCATAGGACCGTACGGTGCAACACATTCATTAAGTGGTGTTGGTACTTGTATTGTTATAGTTGCTGTCATGCCCGCTACTACATCTTGGTACTTCTCTTTGAATGGAGTGTATGTGATACCAGTTAAGGTAATCTCAGGTTGGTCCTTGTAGAAGTAGTAGAGTCTTGCTAACACGTCATCGATGTACTGTTGGCACTGTGATTGGATCGTCACGTAGTTATCGTACTTGTCAGTGTCAGCCCCATCCTCTGGTCTAGCCATGTCCATGACTATCATATTGAATGAGTAGTTCATTACAGGTCCGGCTCTATTACTACTTGATGGTAACAGATACAGGTAAGGGTAGCTTACTCGCTCCTCCTCAGTACCTAATTGACTCACATACTTCAGGTCACTAAGATCTCCATACCCAAAGTCTTGTAGCATTAGGTGGTTGTCAGTGATTGATCTAAATCTGTTTATGATTTCTTTATATGTCATAATTTCTTATTTGTAATTTTACGGGCCTCTTGTGCCTCTTTAGTCTCTTTCTCCTTTTTGATCTGTAAGTATGTTAGTATCTTGTGTAGCGGCTCCTCTGTGATTGCGTCCATCTTTAGTACATCCCAGTTTGTTAGTTCACATATTACTTGGTACCAACCTCTTGACACTTCTTTAGGGTCATACATTGCCTCATCATCATTAGGTAGTCCGCCATCCTTGTTAAGGCCAAACAGTTCTGCGTATTGCTTATAGATAGTTGTACGCCACTTAATGTATTGGTCTATTACTGCTAGGGCTTCGTCGGCCCATGGTGTGTCTACTCCTAATACTTCAAGTATCTCTTGTATATTCTTCTCGGTACCTAATGAGAGGTAGCAGTCTAAGTCTACAAACTCACCGAAGTTTAGTGCATTAAAGTCTGGCTGTACCTTTAGTGTTCTCTTATTAGAGGCTGCTATAATAAAGCCAATGAACAGTTGCATACTATCAGGGTCTGCGTTATCAAACTCCTGGGCTGTGTAGTTACTAATAGATTGTACTATCCATGGCCAGTGAGCCTGGTTAGTGAACTCCCACTGTTGAAGTTGCTGCCATTCCTCAATGGTTACCCTTGTAGGTACTGCCCACTTCTTATTGTTAATGTTAACTGTTACTCCCATATACTATTAAATATAAGTTACTCGGTAAATGAATTACTATATTTATCGGCCTCCCATCACAGCATAGGTACCCATAGTTTTGTTTTGCTTACGATTGTAATTTGCAATTGCCAGCGAGATCACCGTATCATCGTGCTGGCCACTTGGGTGACCATACTTAATCGATCTTGTCTTAGGATTGTAACTATATGTAAACATAGAGAGCTCGTTGTAAAGCCATGAGAATAGCCCAACATCTGGGATAGTAATTGCGGTGTCATTCATATCAAGTATGAGTCCCTCGATGATCTCCTGTTTAGACTTAGAGGTAGTAACAAATGGATGTGTGTCTTGCCACTGTCGTTTAATCATTTCGAATATCACATCACCAATAGAGTTTACTTCCACCATTACGGTAGCGTTGTGCTTACGGATCCTGATAAGTATCTCATTAACCATCGTCGTCCACTCTTGTGCAT